TACTGTCCAAGATTAAAAAAAGTGACTTTACACAGAGAAACTAAATAATAAAGTTAGAAAAGCCTTAAAGTATAAACGTTTAAGGCTTTTTGTTATGGCACTTGGCCCACACTTGACCCACACTTTAAAAATTAACGTATCTTGCGAATTTTTTCCCAACTTCTTCTTTTTGCTTTTCTTTTACGTGAGCATAAATACTCATTGTTGTTTTTAAGTCCGAATGACCTAATCTTTCTTGTACCTCTTGAATAGTAATACCACTTTCAAAAAGTAAGCTACAATGTGTATGTCTGAAACCATGTACTTTAATTTCTTTAAAATCATACTTTTTACAGATACGTTTTAGATTAGCATTCATGAAATTTAGGTATAAATAAGAGTTTGTGATATCATCAGTAAAACAAGGTTGATGTTTCTTTACTCTTGTACCTATCATTAAAAATCTTTCCCTTTGATTAATTTTCCAACGTTTTAAAATATTTGCGGTTTGTTCATCAATACTAATATTTCTTACACTACTTTTACTTTTTGGAGTTTGAACAACTACCTTTTTTTCTGTATTCAATGCTAACGTCTTGTTTATATTAATTGTATTGTTGGTAAAGTCAATATCAGACCATTCAAGAGCCTGTAACTCACCTTTGCGAATACCTGTAAAAGCTAACACCCTAAACATTGCAGTAAGTTTTATATCTTTCTCATTATCAACTAAAGTAAGGAATTGTTTTAATTCTTCTTTAGAGTAATATTTATCCTTATCATCTGAAGTAATATCATCTTTTGGTTTAGGTAATAGTACATCTTTCATTGGCTTACTGTATATAACTTTCATCTTGACAGCATAATCTAAAATCATGCTACCATAGATCTTTATTTTCTTTAGAACAGCAATTGAAAATTTTTTACTGTAATTATTAATAATTTTTTGGCAGTAAGGCAGAGTAAGTTTTTTTAATTGCATATTCTCTAATTTAGCAAGTAATAAATCAAATATATGTTGATTGACTAGTAAAGTACTTTCTTTAATGGTATGTTGATAACCCTCGTACCATAGCTCATATATTTCTTTAAATGTTGTAACTTCTGTATTTAATAAGCCGTTAGTAGCTATTTCAGTTTTAATTTTAGCTTCACATAGTACCGCTTCTTTTCTAGTTTTAAAACCGCGTCTTGTTGTTTCTTTTCTTTTTCCATTTTCATCTTTTCCAAGATAAACTTTAATCATGTAATATTTTTTATTATCACGTTTATTTATATATTCTTTAATCATTTTTCATCATTTCCTTTCTATCTAGCACATATCAAAGAAATTAATGATTGAATTGTTAATATGTATATGTTATAATATACATAATTATCTTAGGATCTTTTAAGAGTCACATTTTTATATGACGATATAAAAGTGCTTAAAATAGTCCTACTGGTTTAAACGGCCAATAACTCTCTAACTCTTGGCGGGGTGCAGGGAGTTTTTTTATTGTAAATTTGATATTTTATCAAAAAATGATATTATTTCTTTTGCATTCATTACCAATGCTTTATATGTATAAGTGTCTTTTTTAATAGGTTTAGACAGTAGATTTATTTCATAAGTGCCTTCATTAAGCCCTTTAACTTTAAACTCTATTTTTATTTCAGTAGCATGATCTTCTATTTTCTTTTTACCTGTCAGACCTCCTACTATCATTCCTGCACCCCCTAACAATATACCACCTGCAGCTGCACGTTTAAGAGAAACTCCACCTTGAGTTATAGTCTGCCCATTTTCAATAAGATTATAATCCACTAATTCATCAAATTTGAATACTTTGAAAAAATCACTATCTATTTTGAAAGACTCTGTTATTTCATCAACTGATAATCCAATATATGATTTTGTTTTCTTAAATTCATTCTTTCTTCTTTTATTTTCTTCTTTTATGGTTTGTTTACGTTCTTTTAACTCTAATTCTTTTTGTTTGCGTTCTTGTTTAATTCTTTCTTTTTCGGGATCCTTTTTAAAAAACATAATGTTATTCTCCTTTAAATTTTTGTGGTGGTACTTTAACCATAGTGGATAGCTAAGGCTAGCTATCTTAAAATTAATATTTCTGTCTATTTTCTACGACTTTTCCCAAAATAACAACGGGTAATTCATTTATTTCTTCATGAGAAAAGAACATAGGAGAGTATTTTGTATTAGTAGATATTAACATGATACCATTACTTGTTTTTTCTAATTTCTTGCAAGTTGCCTCATCTCCGTTAATTAAGACAATTACTGTATCGCCACTATCGGCACTAGATTGTTGTCTTACTATCACAACGTCACTACTTTGCATACGAGGCTCCATACTATCACCTTTAATTTTTAAAGCAAAAAATTCACCTTGATTAGCCCACAATTGTGGTATTTCTTCGTAATCCAATATATCCTCAACAGCTGTTATTGGGACACCTGCTGGAACACTTCCCAGAACTGGTATTTTAATTCCTTGTGATATAGTTATATTACTTTTTTCCTCAATCAAATCAGATTTTTCTATTTTAAAATAATCAGCTAATAATTGTATTTTTCCCATGCGTGGAATTGCTTTTCCTTGTATCCACGTATTAAAAGTTTGAGGGGATACATTTATTCTTTTTGCAATTTCACTTTGCGGCAATTTACTACCATTAACCAATCTAGTTAAATTCTCAGCAAAAATTTCTCTTTGGTCTTTAGTCATATTAATCAACTCCTTTCTTATAGTATATCAATTTTCTTTTTAAAAAACAATACAAGAAGTAAAATTTTTTTTGATTTTAGTATTGACATCAAATTTAATTTGATATATAATTATAATTGTCAAAAGAAGAAAGGAGGGAACGATTTGAAAAAACTTGAAATTTCGTTGAGTGCAGCTAGAGAAAATGCAAAGCTAACTCAAGAAGAAGTTGCCCAAAAGCTTAGAGTAACTAAACAAACGGTGGTTAACTGGGAAAAAGGCAGACAAGAACCGACTGTTAACAGAGCAAAAGAATTAAGCGAATTATACAAAATTCCACTAGACAATATAAGATTTTAATATTTTTTTGTGAACTATATCAAATTTAATTTGATGTTGATTGAAAATATACAGAAAGGAGAAACAAATGAGGATTAAAACAAAAATAGCACTAACATTAGCGACATTCGGAGTAGTAACTAAAGTAGTGCTAAATACTAAACACTTTCTAACGGTTTATGAAGAAAACAGTAAATTATATGCTGAATCTTGGTTGCAGTTAGATGTGTTTAATAGAAGTTATTGTTTTTCAAAAAATAAAAAGGAAATTATTTTTTAACCCATTTATTCCCTGATTTTTGAGTAGGTGGCAGACGGTCGCCTTGATCTATGCGAACAGTTCTACCTTTGTGAACAGAACCACCTCTAGGTCCTACTTCTTTATATGTACCTGCTGGTTTGTTATCTGTTCCAGGTTTAATTAGTTCTTTAACCATAAATATTCACCTCCTTTGAGGTAATTATATCATAAAACAGAAAGGAGACTATATGAATATTTCTAAAAAGATAACAACTGATCTAAGTGGAAAAATTATTTCAATTGAATATAAAGAAATAGAAACTGATGATATTTTTTTATCGAAAGATGAAGAACCAATTAGAAACGAGATAATCAATATATTAGCAAAACATAACTTACCTTATTGGAAAGCTAAGCTTATATTAGAAAGAACTACAGCATTCCTAGATAAAGAAGCTGTAGTACAAAATATTATTTAAAATTACTAATCAAAGTGATAGCAGATTCTCTGATAGCTTTAACTTCATCACTAGTATTATCAGGATGTGAACCTGTAGAAAAAAGTAAACTTTCAGAAATATTAGTTTTTAATGTTTCTTCTAACACAGTAATTTTTCCTAATTGATCTTTATATTTCAGTGTGAGTTTTACGTCGTCTTTAAACTCTGGATGAAGATTAGTAGAAAATTTTTGATTAGGAGCAATAATACTACCAACTACTGATTTCATTTGTAATTTATTATTTAAACTATCTAACTCTGTATGAAACGTGAGTTCTAGTATTCTTGCAGGAGTTTTTCCAAAGTTTTTTATTGTCAAATTCTTTTGGAAGTTTAACCCGTAAATAGTCTCTATATACGGGACAACATATGGCTTAGAAGAGTTGTATATAGATTTTTTAGTTTGATATAAGCTTAAGCTAGAAATTATTACTGATATTAGCGATATAGCTATTGGAATAATAATTATTAAATAATCGAATGTTGTTCGTTGCACATAATTCACCTCCTTTCATCGTTATTATACTATGAAAGTTAGATGTAAGGTGATGAAAATAAAAAAGAAAGGAGTGATTAATATGTTCTCTAGTGATTTTATTGACAAACTTATCGACACAATCGCGGAGAAAGTTTATCAAATTTTAAAAGAAAAGTTAGTTCTTGATAGAAGATTTAACCAAAAAGAACTCTGCAGAGAGTTAAATATAGGGCAAGATACCTTAGCTGAACTTAATATTCGAGGACTTAGACCTACTAAAGTGGGTAGACAGTATATCTATCTTGAAAGTGAAGTAAATAAGTTTTTAAAAGAAAATACAATTTAAATTTAAGAGATCTAGCACATATCAAAGAAATTAAAGAAAGGAGCATAAACAATGGAAATAAAGAAATTATTTTTCTTAGATGATACTTACCTAGAAAATTGTACTTTATCTCACGACGTACCGAAAGAAATAACTGAAATATCAAATAGTTTCGTGAAAATAACTACTGATAAATCAACTATTCAATATGTAAATTTAGATTACATACAGATGATAATTCCGAAAAAAGAAAAATTCAACGTAATAAGGAGCACAAGCAATGATTAAACACTTACAAAAAAGAACGCTTAATCTTATCTATTGGACATTTACAATTATTTTCCTTTGTGCATTAGCAATGACAAAAATTGAGTTTGAACAACTGTTCGCGGTCTACATTTTTGTAACTGCTAGTGTATGGTGCGGGTTTGATAAAAGATACGACAAATATTTTGAATAGGAGGTAAAAATTGAATAAATACGAATTACATAACAAATTAATAGAATTACAAGAACTGCAAAGGAAAGTTGATAGTCATATCAAAATTTGGAATAGAACTCACATAGAAACTGCTTTATGTGAAGAATTTCACGAATGGTACAACGCTATAGGATTTTTCAAAGATTGGAAACAAAATAAAACACCAAAAGAAAAACAACTTGATGAAATAGCTGACTGTTTAGCATTTGCACTATCTCTAATGAATGATGATAAGTGTGTATATAGCATTGATAGATGTGCTTTTGTGCTAAAACGTATTGAAAATAAAGGTCATAAAAAAGCTATGATCAATGAAATTGAAACAGGATACTTATTTAATAAACGAGTTGGAAATACAGTATACATACAATCAACAGAGTTTGCTATTAAGTTAATCTTGGATATTGCAATGATTTATTATTCTTTAGAAGAATTGTTTGATGCATACATTAAAAAATCAATGATTAATATTCAAAGGCAAAAAGAGGGGTATTAAAAAAGCAGCCGTTAAAAAATAAACGACTACTAAATTAAAAATTCAATTATAAAATAACACAAAAAAGGAGAAATTGCAAGTGACAGAAAATAACGTTAAAGATCCACAACACTATAAATACCCTTTTGGAGATTTTATTGATGTTATCCAGCAAACAGTAGATGACTTCGGCAGTGTATGTCAAGCCAATATATTGAAATACGGAATTAGAGCAAATAAGAAACACGAAAGTCCAAAAGACGATATACAGAAAACCATTAGATATGGAGAATTTTGGCTTAATCATTTAGACGGCAGGTCTGCAAGCAGTCCAAGGGTTGAAGAAATAGCAACAATAGACAAGTTAAAAGATATGTTAAATGAAGATTTATCAGTTCAAGAAAAGGAAATTGTTCAAAGACAAAATATTATACATTTCATTATTGACGGTAAAGAGATACCTATTAATAGAATTGAAGCTAAAAATATAATAAGTAAGTTAGGGGCATTTCTTTATGATTAGCCAAAAAATAACACTAGGAACGTATTCTACTATAGCTGTTGAAGAAATAGCAGAACATTATAATCTAAGTGTTAATGACTATGTCAACTTAGTATTAAAAAATTGCATAATAAAGGAACTCAAAAGAAGAAAAGTTAATTTTAAAAAAATTAATTCACAAATAGTTTTAGAAAGATTAATGCTAGAAATAGATAGTCTAGAAAAAAGAACAAATAGGAGTTGATGTATTATGAATATGCCTAATTTTCGAGCATTTGTTGATAAAAAAATATATAAAGTTATTGGTTGGAACGGAGATTATATTGTACTTAGTAGGAAGTACGAAAACAGCTATATTCAATCATTAAATGTTAAAAAAAAAGATGTTATTTTAATATTAGGAAGTGGACTTTTAGATAAAAAAAGTAATGAAATTTTTAGTGGAGATATAGTTGAAAATTCTGATAAGGATCTAGGTATTGTAAGATATAAAGATGGCTGTTTTGAGGTCGATTTTAAAGCATATATTCCTAATAATTTAGGTTTAATTGCAGATGATTTAGAAATTATAGGTAATGTATATCAAAATAAAAAATTGCTAGAGAAAATAGTAACTATTAATAAAAAGAAAGCTATTTGTTTAAATAACATAGAAAAAAGATTAAATAAAAAAAGGAAAAGAGCGTCTAAAAAAGACACTCATTGATGTACTTTGATTATACAACAATCTTTTTAAAAAATCAAGAGAGGAGAATGTTATGTTACTCTTTGATGAACAACCAATAGTATTTGATAGGGTGTTAGCTAGAGCAATAGGGGATAGACACGCTACAATATTGCAGCAAGTTCACTATTGGATTGAAATTAATAGAAAAAAGAAAAATATAGAAGTGTATAAAGATGGTTATTATTGGACGTATAGATCCATTAAAAAATGGCACGAAGAAGAGTTTGATTATCTATCCTTTTCTACTGTAAGAAGAACATTTGATGATTTAGTTAATGATGGCTTTTTAATAACTGGAGACTATAATAAATTTGGCGCAGATAGAACAAAATGGTATAGAGTAAACAAAGAGAAAATAAAACAACTTTATACTAAACTTTCAGAAAAAAAAGAAAACCACCTGTCAAATTTAACAAATGCAAATGCTCAAAATGAGCCAATGCAAATGTTCAAAATGAGCAATTCAGAAATGCTCAAAATGAGCCAACCTATACAAGAGAATAAAAAGAGATTAAATAAAGAGAATATAACTCATTCATCAGAGTCTAATAATAAATATATAGACATATCAGCAAAAATAAAAGACAGAAGAATGAATGAGGATGAAAAATCTAAAGAAAAAAGTAAAAGATATAATACACAATACTTTAGAGATAGCTTTGGGTATTACCGAGTCAGCACGAATAAACAAAAAGAGTTAGATAAATGGATTCAATATGTAGTCGATATTTGCCTGATGCATCCTGAAACTAAGCTTAATATCGGTAAACTTCAAACTAATGCAGGTAATGCACAAGCAAGGTTTGTTAAATTAAGAGAGAGACATATTGCATATATTTTTGACAGGCTAAAAGATATTTCATATCCAACTAATCATAGAAATTACATGTTAGCAGTTCTTTATAATGCTGAAGACCAATATGAAAGTAGTCAGTCAACTTTTAAAGGCCAGCAAGGGAAACACCATTCTCCTATACCAGATTATCTACAACAACAGATTGATAAAATTGGAGATACTGCACCTAAAGAAAGACCTAAACCAACTAAGGAAGATGAAGAAGCTTATAATGAAATGCTGCGTGAATTAACAAAAGGAAAAGAGTGTAAAGACGATTGATGAATTTCAATTTCGGAGGACATTAGATGGAATTTGTAGAACCGTTGCGAACACAAGAAGAATTAGATGCAATGAATTATTATTTTAAAAACCGCAGCGAACGAGATTACTTACTCTTCTACATGGGAATAAATGTAGCATTTAGGATAAGTGATTTATTAGGTTTAAAAGTAGGAGATGTCAGAGGTCGGGACAAAGTAAGAAGGCGTGAAATGAAGACAGGGAAATTAAGAGAAATGGTTATATTACCTAAATTAAAGCGTGTATTAGAAGAATACTGTTCAGATAAAGAAGATGAGGAATATTTATTTAAATCAACACGTTATAAGAACTCTAATAGGCCTATCACAAGAACACAAGCATATAGGATATTAAAAGCTGGAGCGAAAGAGTGTGGAATAAAGAATATAGGCACTCATAGTTTTAGAAAGACATTTGGATATCATTTCTATAAAGAAAGTAGAGATGTAGTAACTCTTATGAAATTGTTTAATCATCATGATCCTAGTATCACATTAAGGTATATAGGAATAGAAAGAGATGAGATGAGTAAAGCAGTTAAAAAATGGGGTGGTTTATAACCTCATTTTTAAAATAAATTTAATATGTAACCAAAAAGGGAAACATTACATGGCTAAAATAACAATATATTTGAAACATTGGTAACAAAGGGGTTGAGATATATTAAAAGAATGTAACAGTTTATAAGATAAGATACATACTAAATATAATATATTATTCAATCAGTCAGTCAATCATTCAATAAATAAAAGGAGAAATAATAATGATTAATAATGTAGTTTTGATAGGAAGATTAACCAGAGATATAGAATTAAAACAGACAACCACAAATAAATCCGCAGTAAATTTCACTTTAGCGGTGAATAGAAATTATAAAAATGAACAAGGAGAACAACAAGCAGATTTTATCAACTGTATAGCATATGGGAAACAAGCTGAAAATATGGCAAGATTTTTAAACAAAGGTAGCTTAATAGGTATAGAGGGAAGAATAGCAACAAGAAATTACAAAAATAAAGATGGAAAGATTACATATGCTACAGAAGTAATAACAGATCGCGTTAACTTTTTAGAAAGCAAGAAACAACAAGGTAATTTTAATCATTCTTCACACTCGAATTTTGGAGATACTTTTTATTTTGATGATTATAACGGAGTCAATCCATTTATAGAAGATTAATACTTTAAATTGTACACCAAAGGAGATAGGAGGTTAAATATGGAAAATAAAATATTATTAGCACTATTCGCAGTATCAATGTTTCTTATGGGATACATGTTAGGAAATTCACTTGCCGACAGTAAAGCAGAGCGGTTGCGTATTGAATACGTTAAATTAGGAGCGCAAAAAGCCAAACTAGAACGACAACTATTGGAACTATACCAAGAGCAAGCCGAGAGAACAAAGAAAACAGCTGAAAGAAATGGAGTAGGAGGGTAAGAAAATGGCTAAATTTTGGAATAATTTAAAATATCATAAAGATACGGTTGAAAAAGAAAAATTAACTAAAGAAGATATAGCATTCTTAAAAGACTTACAAAAAGAACTTAATACAGAAGATACAGTAGGAACAGCTAGTCCTAGATTTTGGGTAATTAAGCAACCGGAAAGAATATATCATGTAGATAAAGATGAAGCAGAACATTATATGTTTATTGAAACAGACAGTCATAGTGAATTAACATTAGAAGATTTGAAAGAAAAACTAGAATGTTTATTCGATGAGAATTTAAAAGATATAAAAATCGAAAACAATGAATTGATTTTTAAATACTATGATGAAGATTTTGAAGAGGAAGAAGAATATACTATCGATTTTTATAATAATTGTTATTCGAGTGATTTAGATAAAGTATTAGAGTTATTAGAAGACGAAGTAATAATTATTTATTACAACGAGATAGATGCAACAGTTCCTAATTGTGTGTTCTTAACTCAAATAGATGCTGAAAATCATTTAAGAGCCAATGATTACCATTACCACGAAGAAGCGAGAACTTATTGCATGTGCGGTTGGAGAAGTCCACGTTTTGAAAAATTGATTAGTATTTTATCAAAAACTGATTTTGACGATATAGAAGTTAAGTAGGAGGGTAGGAGATGACAAAAAACAAACTATTGGATTTAAATAATCATTTATTCGAAGCTCTAGAAAGAATTAATGATGATAGTTTAGAGGGTGAAAAACTACAGGAAGAAATGGCTAGAGCCAAGACCATAACTCAAATAGGAAATACTATAATTAATAATGCAAGTCTAGCATTAGAAGCTAAAAAATATAAAGATGAGTTTGGAAGGGGAACAACGTTACCGTTGATGATTGAAAATGGAAAATAGAGGATGGTTTAAAAAAGGGTGTAAACCTAATGAGACAAGTTTTAAAAAGGGCCATGTACCTTGGAGCAAAGGAACAAAAGGTGTTTTAAAACCTAATAAGACTAGCTTCAAAAAAGGTAATATTCCACACAATACAAGAGAAATGTATTCAGAAAGATTAAGTAAGGACGGATATATTGAAATAAAAGTAGGAATAAATAAGTGGGTAGGGAAACACAGATATATTTGGGAACAACATTACAAAAAGAAAGTTCCTAAAGGATATGCGGTATTATTCTTAGATGGAGATAATAGAAATTTTGAAATAGATAATTTAAAAATCATATCTAGAGGAGCATTATTAATTCTGAATAGGAGATATAGACATGTTTTAAAAGATAAAGAATTAATGAGATCGTGTGTTGATTTGAGCGAATTAATATATGCGTTAAGTAAGAAGAAAAAGTAGGAGGATAAAAAAATGTTACAACCAAAAATTTATGTAGAAGACAAAAAGAAAGTCTATGACACCCAATTTATTGACTACAAACACAAGAGGGTTACTTTCTTTGATAGCGAAACTCAATGGACATATACTAGATTATTCAGTGAAGTAGAGTTCATGGAGAATACTGGAATGAAAGATAAGAACGGAAAGTACATTTATGTTGGGGATATACTAAAGTTTGATGACGAATTTCCAACATGGGATTACGAAGGGGAAGTATCAGCTTGTGATGGAGTTAATGCTGCAATCGTTACAAAAGAAAAAAATTGCATAACATTAACAAATTTTCAAGCAGATGATGGAGGATTAGAAGAAATGTTGTGTACTAGAGAATTAATATTTGATGAATTAAATTTTGAAGATTATGAAATCATAGGCAACATATACGAAAATAAGGAGTTGGTGCAATGATGTACAAACTATTAATTAAAATGAAAAGCGGAGATGAGTTGGAATTTATAACGGATAAAATCACTATTGAAAAATTAATGATATGTATTAAAAGAAGAGATAATCTAAGTAAAGAAACAATGTTTAAAGTAGTAGGTCAACCAATTAAGATTAGCGAGATAGAGGATTTCAAATATATGAAAGTTGATTTTGCTGCGGGGATATTTTAGGAGGTAGAGAAATGGAAGAAAGCAAAAAATTTATAATAAATATAAAATTCAAGAGCGGAAGAAAATTAACTTTAGAAACAACAGGAACGTGTTTAGATTGGCTATTCGATACGTGTTTTAAAAGAAGCGAAGCTGAATTTTGCAACATAGAAGACTATGTTGTTAACACAAGTGAAATTGAATATTTTAGTTATGAAGAGATAGAGGATAATAAAAATGAAATGGCATAAAATTTATTTAAGAAAAATGACCGATGAAGAAAAAGAATATTACAATGGTAAGTATGACGGAATTTGGGATGGATACCTTCCAGAAGTAGATCAAAAAGTATTGGTAACTTATGAAATAGTACCGGGCATATATACGGATGTTTGCGTTGATAAATGGGTGGAAATTGATTACGGATTAGCTTTTGAAGACACGGACGCAGACGTAATATATTGGACTGAATTACCGAAATTTGAAGGAGAATAATAATGAACAAAATAATACCATTACAAGAAATGATTGAAGAGATTAAGAAATATTACAATTTAAACGATACGTTATTGGCACTTAATTTAAAAGTTACACCACAAACAGTCAAAGGCTGGAAAGACGGAAATATTCCTAGAGAAAAGACGTACAACAAAATATTAGAAATATACAATAATATCATTAATTCAGAAGAACAAACAAAAGAAGTAACAGAAGTAACGAAAAAGAAACCTTATGAAATAAGTTATCCGAATAATGGAAAACAGATATATTACATTAGTTATCATTCGGGTCAAGTAAAAGAATGGGAGTTTGATATTAATTATGAAGCTGATAAATATTTATATGACATAGGTATATACTTCGACACTAAAGAAGAAGCCGAGCAATTCCTAAAAGAACAAACTTTAATTAATAAAATTAAATGTTGGGCTAAAGAACAGCAAGGGGATTGGAAGCCTGATTGGAGTAATGAGAATGAAGCTAAACATTACATGGGTTACCATTATGAAGATGAATTTATTTATGTGGTTACTAATAAACATTGTGATGCATTCCTTAAATTACCTTACTTCAAATCTAAAGAAATAGTTCGAGCCTGCATTGATGAGTTTGGAGATGAGATTGTGGAGGTGTTTTGTTAATGATAGAGATAGGAGATAATTTGACTTTAATTTTAATCATTGCGATATTTTGCGGTGTTTATATAGCAAAAAAATTCATGGACGATTAAGGAGGAATAACGATGAATGAATTAATGCAGAAGATAACAGAAAAGTTAAGTGTTAGTATAGACAAGATACCAGAGGTATATACAGGGTTAAGAAATCAGTACGTTGTTTGGGAAATGTGCGACTCTATGAGTTGGATTTTTGGAATTGCAGCACTTTGTGCTACCTTTGCACTGATATTTATTGGGATTGATACAGATTGGGGATGGGAAAGTGAAAGTAAACAGCTAAAGTATAAAAAATTTCTAAAAATATTAACATGGATATTAATTTCTTGTATATCGATTTTAGTATTTTCACAAATATTAAAATATGTATTTGCTCCTGATATTGTATTTTTAAAAGGAGTGTTAAAATAATGCAAATTGACTACGAAAAATTAAAAAAATACAGATACAGAAAATCAAACAGTACAATCAGTTATTGTCACAAGTGTTGTGGTCGATTGGAATATTGTCCGATTGAGAAGAACCTATATTGTGTCAGATGTGAAGATTGTGGCATTCATACATTGATAGAAGCTACAAGCGGAGAGATAGCACTCAGAAAGGTGGGAGAGAATGGTTAGAACTAAAGAAGAAAAAGCAGTGTTTAAGAAAATAAATTATTTAAAAAGTATTAACTATATAAGATTAATGATTGAGTCCAGAGAACGTTGTTTAAATGCAGATGAGCATAAGAAATCTCAAGTAAAGGCTATTGATTATGCAAAAGAACAAATCAAAGGTGGTAATAAGAACAGCTGGGAAAGTCTGATTGATAAGACAGATGAACACAAACGTTATATCGTTGAGAAGAACATGGAGTACTTAAACCTAAAGTTGGAAGTGATGAAAAGCATAGATCAGATAAATGATGTGGAATTAAGACTATTATTACAGTTAAGATACGTTGAATGCTTGAATTGGGATAAGGTTGAGCATATAATGGATATTTCACAAAGCACAAGGGCAAATAAGCACTCTAAAGCGTTAGAGAAAATTTACATAACTAATTTATACAATAAGTATGGAGAAGTATAAAAAAGTATGCAGAAGTATGAATAAGTATGCACAAGTATATTTAGAAATGATATAATGGTAATGTAGAATTTTAGGTAAGGTAATTTTTTTCAGAAATTTCCTTTAATTGATAATTTTTATTTTTAATTTACGAAACAAGAACGCAAGCAGTAAGATAGTTAATCCTTACCTAAATTCATATCATATTTTTAAGACAGTCGTGAGATTGTCTTTTTATTTTATTACCCCCATATAAACATACCGTAGGGGGTGGAAAGGAAAAAGACCGTGAGAGCAGATAAGACCGGGGCGCACCGTTCTGCATATGAGAAAAATAAAAAACGGATATTAAAGACACAGCAATGTTGTGGGATTTGTGGCAAACTAGTGGACAAAAAGCTAAAGTTCCCCAATCCCTTAAGCCCTGTGATTGACCATGTAGTTCCTGTAAAAAAAGGTGGGCATCCGTCAGATATAAATAATCTACAGTTAGCACACTTCTTTTGCAACCGTCTGAAGTCAGATAAACTATTTAATACAGGAAAAGAAGCTAAAGAAGATGTGATAGGTAACAGAAACTTACCACAATTGATGGATTGGATGAAATATAAGTCTTAAACGACAAAAATAACAAAAAAATAGTGAAAAATCATAAAAAATAGGTAAAATCGTTATTTTTTCAAAAATTTTGAAGATTTAAAAGTGAAAATATTAAATTTTAAATTTTATAGGGGGGTTAGACCCTCCCCAAGGTTTCGGCTGACCTTCACGCCGTCACTGTACATTTTTTCTCGCGCGAAAATTTTAACCTATAGAAAGGAGCAAAAATATTGGAATATAAAGGATTAAACTACTTACGAAAAAAGTTAGCATTGACTAATTCTCGTGTAGATTTGAGATATAAGCAATATGCTATGAAATTTAATGATGAACAATTTGGAATAACAATTCCACCTCAACTTAGAAATCAATATAGGTCAGTTTTGGGTTGGTGTACAAAAGCTGTAGATAGCCTTGCAGACAGATTAGTATTCCGTGAGTTCGAGAATGATGATTTTAATGTGAATAGCATATTTAAACAAAATAATCCAGACATTTTTTTTGATAGTGTAATTCTATCATCTTTAATTGCCTCATGTAGTTTTGTGTATATTTCAAAAATTGGAGACAACATACCTAGATTACAAGTTATTGAAGCTAGTAACGCTACTGGAATATTAGATCCAATTACAGGACTTCTGACAGAAGGATATGCAATTTTAAAAAGAGATGAAAACAGCAGACCATTACTGGAGGCTTATTTCACAGAAAATGAAACAATTATCATTGATTCAAAAAATAAAAGTGAGACTGTAATTAAAAATACAGCAGGTATCCCCTTGTTAGTACCTGTTATACACGCTCCTGACAGCGTGAGGCCTTTTGGTAGATCAAGAATAACAAGGTCAGGAATGTATTATCAAAAATTGGCTAAAAGAACATTAGAAAGGGCTGATATAACAGCGGAGTTTTATTCATTCCCTCAGAAATATATTTTGGGAATAGATTCAGACGCAGAGCCATTAGAAACGTGGAAAGCAACTATTTCAAGTATGCTTCAAATTTCTGTAAATGAAAATGGAGATAAACCAAACGTAGGTCAATTTACCACTCCGTCAATGTCACCATTCACTGAACAATTAAGAACAGCAGCAGCTTTATTTGCTGGAGAAACAGGACTAACACTTGATGATTTAGGATTTATTTCAGACAATCCATCAAGTGTAGAAGCTATCAAAGCATCACATGAAAATTTAAGGCTTGCAGGACGGAAAGCACAACGCTCTTTAGGTAGTGGATTACTTAACGTTGCCTACGTTGCTTGTTGTTTAAGAGATGATTTTAAATATACGCGTGGTCGATTTATTGATACTGTTCCTAAATGGGAGCCGTTGTTTGAGGCAGACGCAAATATGCTCACTTTAATTGGTGATGGAGTTATTAAACTTAATCAAGCATTACCTGGATATATTGATGCTAAAGTCATTAGAGATATTACTGGAATAAAAGGTGATATGCAAGTTAAACCTAAAATTGAAGATGTAGAGCAAAAAGTTAGTACTGACAAGCAACAAAACAGGATAATATCTACTTATGAAATCACATCACTTTTAAGCAACTATCAAAAAGGAGTACTTTCTAAAGAAAATGCTATTTTACTTTTAACATCTACTGGGATGAGTAAACAAGAGGCTACAGCTATGGTTAACAAAACAGAAGTTTTGGAGCAAGTAAATGAATAACGATTTACTGGAACGCATTACTCAAACATTCGAGAAGCGCTTAAAAAATCTACATATTAAAGCTACCTCCTATGAGGATGTAAATGATTATGCAGTGGCTTTAGGAGAAATCCTTGCTACTGCTTTTAATTTGCACATTACAGAAAATCCAGTAAGTGTTATAGAAAAAATACTTAATGATAGATTAAAAGAAAATCATAGGCTCATTACTGAACATGGAAGAATGGTTCAAACCATTTTGAATAAACAAGCTAAAATTGGTTTAGAGGCACAAATTCCTAAAGTAAATCAAAGTAGAATAAATGGGTTAGTTAGTAGATTAACGCAAGAAGATTTTGAAAAGTCTAAATGGCTTCTAGGTTCTCCTATTGTCAATTTCAGTCAATCCGTTGTTGATGATATGGTGAGAAAAAATGCTGAATTTCATTATAAATCTGGCATGAGTCCTAAAATCATTAGAAAAGAAACCGGTAAGTGTTGTAAATGGTGTAAAAATTTAGTGGGTACATATAGATATCCTGATGTGCCTAAAGATGTATATAGACGGCATCAAAACTGCCGTTGTACTGTTGAGTATATTCCTAAAAAAGGTATAAGACAAGATGTTCATACTAAAAAAATAAAATATGAAACAAAAGAAGGTACTAAAGAATTACCTTATACAAGCGTCAAAGCTGAATGGTTGAAAAATTATAAAGAACCTAGAGTCGAAGAGGCTAAGTATTGGGAGTATAACGGGACTAAGTATTTTGTAGATGGTAAAAATGTTGTATTAGATTATTCTGTAAAAGAAAAAGAAATTGCTGAAATGTTAGCGAATAAATTCGGATTGGAAGTACAGCTCAACCCTAAATTTCATAATCCTAAAAATATTTCTTGTCCAGATTACTTATTAAATGGAATTCCTTATGATTTAAAAGAAATAACTAGTACGGGGAAAAATAATATAGATACGGCTATAAAAAGTGGGAAAAAGCAAGCTAGTAGTTTTGTGTTGGATTATACAAAATCAGGTTTATCCCGAGAAGATATAGATAAAAGATTAAATAGGTTGTATAAAAATCCACATAGAACTTGGGTTAAAAATATAATATTAATAAAAGATAGTAACATAGAAGATGTTATTAAAAAATAAAAAAAGAGATGTCGACCCCCCTCCAAAAATTGTGGGGGAGGAGGATAAACATCTCTTTTATTTACCTTTATTATAATATAAAAACTAATAAAAGTCAACAATTTGCCCTGCCGTATGGCACTAAACTAGGTAGATTGGAAAGGAGAACTAAATGACAAAGTTTGGTATTCAAACTCCTTCACAATCGGTAATATTAGACTATGACGAAAGTCGTTATCAAGAAGCAGTAGATTTATATAAAAGAACTAAGTTAGATGTTTATGATTGGCAGTTAAATTTATTAAAGTCAATCATGGCAATTGATGAAGAAGGACTTTGGACTCACCAAAAGTTTGGATATTCCTTGCCACGTCGTAACGGTAAGACTGAGATTGTTTATATTCTAGAAATATGGGCTTTACATCAAGGTTTAAATATCTTGCATACAGCACATAGAATAAGCACCTCACATTCATCATTTGAAAAGGTTAAAAAATACCTTGAGAAAATGGGATATGTGGATGGAGAGGACTTTAATTCTATTCGCGCTAAAGGTCAAGAACGTATTGAACTTTATTCCTCTGGTGGCGTTGTTCAGTTTAGAACTCGAACTAAGAACGGCGGTCTTGGTGAAGGTTTTGACCTAATGATTATTGATGAAGCGCAAGAATACACAATAGAACAAGAATCAGCCTTGAAATATACAGTGACAGACAGTAAGAATCCTATGACGGTAATGTGTGGAACTCCACCTACCCCTGTATCAATAGGGACTGTATTTACTAAGTATCGTGACGCTTGCTTATTTGGAAAGAGTAAGTACTCTGGCTGGGCTGAATGGTCTGTTGATACAGAAAGGGAAATAAACGACGTTGACGCATGGTACAATTCTAATCCGTCTTTGGGATATCATTTAACAGAAAGAAAGATTGAAGCTGAACTAGGAGAAGATAAACTTGACCATAATGTTCAACGACTTGGATTTTGGCCTTCATTCTCTCAAAAATCTGTTATCAGTGAGAAAGAATGGGATAGCTTAATTATAAACGGCAAAGAAGAATTTAAAGGAAAATTATATGTTGGAATTAAATACGGAAATGATGGGGCTAACGTAAGCATGAGTATTGCAGTTAAGACTCAGGATGACCGTATTTTTATTGAAACTATTGATTGTCAAAGTTTGAGAAATGGTAATATGTGGCTCATTAATTTTTTAAAACAAGCAGACGTTGGGACTATCGTTGTAGATGGTGCTAGTGGACAGAAAATGCTTGAAGAGGAATTGAAAGATTTTAAAATCAAAAACATTGTATTACCTACAGTTAAAGAAATAATAACTGCTAACTCAGTCTTTGAACAAGGGATTTTCCAAAAATCTATTTGTCACAACGGCCAACCTTCGCTTAGAAAAGTTGCTACTAATTGTGAAAAGCGTAATATTGGGAGCAACGGTGGATTTGGATATAAATCACAGTTTGATGATATGGATATTTCGTTATTGGATAGTGCATTATTGGCACATTGGGCTTGTCATTCTATCAAGCCTAAGAAAAAACAAAGGATAAGCTATTAAAGGCTTAAATTACCGAACGGTCGGGTAAACCGGATAAAAGGAGAAGAAAAATGACAGAATTTAAAGTAATAGAGACACAAGAACAATTAGACACTATTATTAAAGCACGATTAGATCGTGAAAAATCTAAGTATGCAGATTATGACAGTTTAGCAGAAAAGATTAAAAATTTAGAGACGGAAAACTTAAACTTAAAAGACACTATCTCAGCTAAAGAAGAAAGTGAAAGTACAAATCTTAATAAAATAGCTGAACTTGAAAAAAGTGTTAGTGGTTGGGAAGCTAAAGCCCTTAAGCAACAAGTTGCAATAAAATATGGTTTGCCATTTGATTTAGCAGACAGACTACAAGGAGATAGTGAAGAAAGTTTAAATGAAGATGCTGAACGTCTGGCATCACTGGTTAATGTTAAAAATTATACACAGCCGTTAGCTGATACTGAACCTGCTACAGGTGGTGGGGTTGACGCAGCGTGGCGTGACGTAGTAAAAAATTTACAATAAAAAGGAGAATTTAAAATATGACAGAATCAACAGCAATGAAACAAGGGACTTTATTTAGTCCAGAATTAGTAAAAGAAATTATGAGTAAAGTACAAGGGCGCTCGACTCTTGCAAAATTATCAAATCAACAACCTATTCCATTTAATGGAACTGAACAATTTATTTTCAACTTAGAAGGCAACGCACAAATCGTAGGAGAAGGGGAACAAAAAGGAGCTGGAAAAGCTGTACTTACATCTAAAGTAATTAAACCTTTAAAATTCTTATATCAAGCACGTATTACAGATGAGTTTAAATATGCATCGGAAGAGAAAAAACTAAGTTTCTTAAAACACTATGCTGACGGGTTTGCTAAGAAAATCGCAGAGGCTTTCGATATCGCAGCTATTCATGGATTAGAACCTAAATCTTTAACGGATGCAAGTTTTAAAGATACTAACTCATTTGATGGATTAGTAACTGGAAATGTTGTTACTTATACAGCTACTACAATTGATGATAATATTGACACAGCAGTTCAAACTATTGTCGCAACTGATAATGAAGTAACAGGAATTGCAATGTCATCAGTTGGCGGTCAAGCAATGTCTAAGGTTAAAGATAAATTTGATAATGTTAAATATCCAGAGTTTAGATTCGGACAACGTCCAAATAATTTCTTTGGCATGGATTTAGATATTAATAAAACTTTAACTGCACAAAGTGGGAAAGGTAAGAAAAACCACGCTATCGTGGGTGACTTCCAAAATAGATTTAAATGGGGCTATGCTGAGAATATTCCTATGGAAATTATTGAATACGGAGATCCAGACGGAACAGGACGTGACTTAAAAGCATACAATGAAATCTTACTACGTACAGAGGCATTTATCGGATGGGGAATTCTTGATGAAAAAGCATTCGCACGTGTAGAAGAAGCGTAGGAGGTATTCTATGTATAAATATAGACATAAAGAAACTGAAGTAGAAATCTTAACAGAAAGTGAACTATCAGGAGATTGGGAGCTTGTAGAAGAAATTAAAGCTCCGACTAAAAAAACTAAGTTAGGGGAATCTGACGAAGAATAGAGGTGTAATATGACTACACTTGAGAAATTTGCTACACTTGATGATTTAAAAAATTTATGGAGAGATCTCGAAGAAAAAGAGGTAAGTCGAGCTAACGCTCTTTTAAATACAGTATCTCATGTGTTAAGAGTAGAGGCTAAAAAAGTTAACAAAGACTTAGATTTATTAGTTAAGAATGATGAAAGTTATTCTTATCTTGTAAAATCAGTTATAGTTGACATTGTGGCAAGAACTCTTATGACTTCAACTAACCAAGAGCCTATGACTCAGTATGCTGAGTCTGCTCTTGGTTATTCTGTATCAGGCTCTTTTTTAGTTCCTGGAGGGGGTCTGTTTATTAAAGATAGTGAACTTAAAAGGTTAGGGTTTAAGAAACAAAGATACGGAGTAATTGATTTATATGGGATTAATTAAAGGTATCGATATTTTGTTAATTGGTACAATACAAACTGGGGTTGATGATTTTAATAGTCCTATTTTTGAAGAAAAAGAAATTACTGTTGAAAATGTATTAGTTTCTCCTGCATCTACAGACGATATTACAAACAGTGTAAATTTAACAGGAAAGAAAGCTGAATATACCTTAGGTATTCCAAAAGGTGATACTAACGTTTGGGAAAATAAAGAAGTTGTATTCTTTGGGAAGCGTTGGAAAACTATAGGAATACCTCAACAAGGTATTGAGTCGATGATTCCGTTAAATTGGAACAAAAAAGTAATGGTAGAACGATATGAGTAGAAAATTTATGCTAAATCGTGCTGGAGTAGCTGAACTTATGAAAAGTCCTGAAATGGTCGCTTTTTTAAAAGAAACAGCTAAAACTATCCAAAACAGAGTGGGTGACGGGTATGAAACAAGTACATTTGTTGGTAAGAATAGGGCGAACGTTAGTGTTAAAACTAAAAGTCGCAAAGCTATTCGAGACAACAACAAAAATAATACACTATTAAAGGCATTGAGATAATGATTGAACTTATTGTTAAAAATTACTTATCAACAAAATTAGAAATTCCTATTGTATTTGAGCATCAACAAAACCTACCTAAAAAGTTCATATTGATACAAAAAACAAGTGGATCCAGAGAAAATTTTTTAAACTCATCAACAGTAGCAATTCAAAGTTACGCTGAGTCAATGTTTGAAGCAGCAAAATTAAACGAAAAAATAAAAAATTTAATGTATGACTTGATAACAATATCAGAAGTCTCAAAGGTTAAGTTAAATAGTGATTATAATTTTACTGATACTGAGACGAAAAGATACCGTTATCAAGCAATTTTTGATATTTATCATTATTAAGGAGGATAAAAGATGGCAGATGTAAATAATGTAACATCAGCAAAACCTAAGATAGGTGGAGCTATATTTTCAGCACCTTTAGGAACGGCACTTCCTACAGATGCGACAAGTAAATTAAATACGGCGTTTAAACCGTTAGGATATGTTTCGGAAGACGGGTTAGTCAACGAAAATACAGCCAGTACAGAGAATTTAAAAGCGTGGGGTGGAGATATAGTTGATACAGTGCAAACTGAAAAAACAGATACTTTCACTTACACGTTAATTGAGTCTTTAAATGTAGATGTTTTAAAAGAGATTTACGGGGCTGATAATGTATCTGGTGATGTAGCTACGGGTATTACTATTAAAGCTAACAGTAAAGAGTTAACTCAACATTGTGTGGTATTTGAAATGATACTTAAAGGCGGGGTGTTGAAACGTATCGTAATTCCTAACGGAAAAGTAACGGAAGTCGGTGAGATCTCTTATACTGATTCTGATATGGTTGGGTATGAGACAACATTAAACGCGTTTCCTGATAGTGATGGAAACACTCACTATGAATATATTAAAAAAGGCACAGCTTAGGAGGTAACAATTAATGGAAAATTTAGTAGGAGTTACTAAAAGTGGATTTGCGTATTCTATTCCAAAGAAAAACTTAAATAACTTTGAATTAGTAGAGGCATTGGGAGAAATAGAGGATAATCCTTTAGTTTTACCAAAAGTCTTGAAATTACTTTTAGGGAAAGAACAGACTCAAAAATTAAAAAATCACTTAAGAGATAATGATGGTATTGTTGACACAGATAAAATGACAGCAGAACTTGAGGATATTTTTAAGGCGCAAAAAAAATTAAAAAAATAGCACTCCTTGCTAGTATGTTAAGAACAGATGAGGATGCTGTAATTTGTGATTTAGCTGAGACTTATCAAATTTATAATTACAAAGATATGCCACCTGTTACGGTGGCTATTTTTTGTGATGGATTACGAGATGACTCTAGAATTAAGTTGAAAATGGTGAATCAAAGAGTTGGTATTGATACTCTATTGTTGGCGTTAATGGCCGATAGATTGGGCCTTTTGGTTTGGAGTAAGACAAAAGACGGTCAAAAAGGTAGAAATCAACCTAAATCACTTGTTGATAGCATTAATAAACCTGTTCGAGAAAAAGAAAGTATTGCATTTAATACTGGTGAGGAATTCGAAAAAATGAAACTTAAAATATTAGAGGGGGGAGGATAATATGGCAACTAATTTAGGTAAGGCATATGTTCAAATAATGCCGTCAGCTAAAGGAATATCAGGAATGATTTCTAAAGAGTTAGACGGAGAAGTTAGAAGCGCTGGGCAAAGCGCCGGTAATAGTTTAATGTCAACGATTAAAAATGCTATTCTTGCGGCTGGAATTGGTAAATTATTCGCTACCTCATTATTAGAAGGAGGAAAACTCCAACAATCTCTAGGTGGTGTTGAAACATTATTTAAAAACAACGCAGAAACTGTAAAACAGTATGCAAACGAGGCTTACAGAACTACTGGACTATCAGCTAATGCGTATATGGAAAACGTAACAGGATTTAGTGCTAGTTTACTCCAATCTCTAGGTGGAGATACTGCAAAAGCAGCAAAAATTGCAAATATGGCAATGATAGATATGGCGGATAACAGCAACAAGATGGGTACGTCTATGGAAATGATTCAGAACGCTTATCAAGGATTTGCTAAACAGAATTACACCATGCTAGACAACTTAAAATTAGGTTATGGTGGTACTAAAAAGGAAATGGAGCGACTTTTGGCTGATGCTCAAAAATTAACAGGTGTTAAGTATGATATTAACAACTTAGCTGATGTGTATGAGGCTATTCACGTTATACAAAAAGAGTTAGACATCACTGGAACAACCGCAAAAGAAGCAGCGACTACTTTACAAGGGTCGTTCGCTTCTATGAAAGCATCATTTCTTAATTTATTAGGTAAATTATCACTTGGTCAAGATATAAAACCATCTTTAGAGGCCTTAGCAAAAACAACAACTACATTTTTAGTAGGTAATTTCTTACCAATGGTTGGAAATATCTTAAAAGGTTTACCAACCTTAATAATCGGTGCATTCTCTGGACTTGCTGAACAATTAAAAGGAATATTAGGAGAAAAAGTAGTTGCAAAAATTCAAACCTATTTAAAACAAGTGTCAGGCGCTGTAGAAACTTTTATTGGAGTTATAACTGGGGCATTATCAAAAGAAAAAGGTATTGACCTGATGAAAACGTTAGGAATTAAAGAAAGCACGGCTAAGACAATTGTGAATATTGCTAATAATATACGTACTGCTTTTCTTAATATTTGGCAAGCGATAAAGAATGTAGGTGCAATAGTTGGTGAATTTATTGGAGATTTGTTAGGGATAAACGGGACTGAAAGTAGTGTTAGTTCATTAGGAAGCGCATTTGAATTTGTAAGCAAGATAGTAAAAGAAGTGTCCGAGTGGATAAAAAAATTCACAGGATTTTTAAGAGAAAGCACAGTAGCATCATCTCTTGTCAAAACTGCTCTGGCAGGACTTTTAGCTGGATTTATTGCTTTAAAGATTATAGGCACTATAAAAAGTTTATTCACAGGATTAGTACTTGCTCTTAACGTAGCAAAAACTGCAGTCGTTGCATTCAATTTAGCGTTAGCTACTAATCCTATTACTGCAATTATTGTTGGAATAACAGCGTTGGTTACTGCTTTAGTATGGTTTTTCACAAAAACAGAGACTGGCAAACAGATTTGGCAAAGTTTTGTTAATTTTCTAAAACAAGCATGGCAAGGAGTTAGCGAGTTCTTTAGCACCTTATGGACTAATATAACAACGGTAATAACAACAGTTTGGACTGGGATTGTAACATTCTTTGGGGGTATCTGGGAGTCAATTTCCACAACTATTTCAACTGTTTGGACTGGAATCATTACCTTTTTTGGAGGAATTTGGGAGTCTATAACAACGGCAATAGTAACAGCTTGGAATGGAATTAAGGAGTTTTTCATAACCCTTTGGGAAGGTATCAAAACAACGGTTGAAATCGTTTGGAATGGTATAGTTACATTTTTTGTAACCATCTGGGAGTCAATAACAACAACTATAACGACTGTTTGGAATGGTATTAAGGAGTTTTTCATCATTCTTTGGACGTCAATCCAAACTAAAATTGAAGAAATTTGGAATGGGGTTAAAGAATTCTTAAGTGGTCTTTGGCAATCAATTAAAACTATAGCTGTTACAACATGGAATACTATTAAAACTTCTGTAACAACAATAATCAATGGTTTGGTAGGCGCAGCACAAAGAGCGTGGACTACTTTTAAAACAAATGTTACTACTCTGGTTAATAATGTAAAAAGTATTTTCAATTCATTGAAAAATATAAATTTATGGAACATCGGTAGTGCTATAATGAGAGGATTCTTAAATGGTCTTAAATCTGCATGGGAAGGTGTAAAAAGTTTCGTAGGAAGTATAGCTGGTTGGATTAGAGACCATAAGGGGCCGATTGAATACGACAGAAAACTCCTTATTCCTGCAGGTAATGCTATTATGGGAAGTTTAGACGAAGGACTTACCGATAAATTCGCAACAGTTAAGAAAACAGTAAGTAATATTGCTGGTGAGATTAACAAAGGATTCACAAGTGAAATTACTGATATTGAGTTAAAAAGTTCAATTTCTAAAGATTTAAGCCTAGAGACTATAACCAATACTGATTTTTCATTTGACGATAAAACCGCTGATGTAGTTGATGTACTGACTGAGGTTCAAGGTCTTTTGGAAAAAATCTACAATAAAGATACGAATACATATTTAGATGGTGTAAAATTAGCGAAAAATTCGTATGATAAACAAATGACGTTCATTAGAAGGGAGGGGATTTAAATATGATAAAAATAAATAATGTGGTATTTAAAACCCCTGATTATATCGTCACTGATATAGGAGATATTCAAGTTGCTAAAAAACGTGTAGCAGAAGAAGGCACTATATATGGTGCAAATGGTCGATACATAAACCACGATGGAGGTTATGAAAGTTCTGAACGTACTCTTAAAATTTCAGTTTCTGATTTCGAAAAAATGACACAACTAATAACAACATTTAATGATTTTGATAACGAAATAGTGTTTGCTTATTTAAGTACATCAAAATTTATTGCAGATTTAATTGATATTAAGTATGCAAAACAAGGACTACATAAGTGGGTGGTCTCTATTAAATTACTTTTTAATCCCTTTAGATACGCACTAGATAATAGGTTAATTGTTCTTGGTAGAAGTGGGACAGTTAACAATGTAGGAAATGTTAATTCAGAACCTATTATTGAAATTGAAGGTAATGGAGAAGTTAGTTTAACTATAGGGACTCAAACTATGGTGTTAAATTTAGATACAAGGGCTCGTATAGATTGTAGGCATCTGAAACAAAATATATATGATAAAAATAATAACATTAAAAATTCCATCCGTATTAGGGGTGGATTTTTTGAGTTCAAACCTGGATTAAACGGAGTAACTACTAATGGAAATGTAACGAGTTTAAAAATATATGGTAATTGGAGGTGGAATATGTGATTTACTTAAAAGAGGGGAAAACTCCTCTTAATTTTGCTTATGAAGATGAAATAGCGCAGGAAGCAAACAGCACTTATCAACTAACATTTAAATATCCAGTTACTAATCCTATGTGGGAGGACTTAACTGAGGAAACCTTGCTTTTGGCTGATGACCTCCACGGAGAACAAGAGTTTATTATTTTTGAAGTTGAAAGATATCATGGTTACATTACTGTATATGCAAATCAAGTTGCTACTTTGTTAAATAATTATTCAATAAGTGAATTAAGTGTAAATAATGCTAGCGGTGATAGAGTAATGAGAAGTCTTGTGAGCAGTATTATTAGAAATCATAAATTTACATTCTTTTCTGATATTGCAGCAACTCACAGTATTAACTTGAAAAATGTAACTGTAGCAACAGCACTATTTAAAGACAAGCACTCTATTCTAGGTCAATGGGGTGGTGATTTAATAAGAGATAAGTATGATATAAAATTGTTAAGCAATGGAGGTGTTGAAAAAGAAGCACTTTTCATGTACAAAAAAAATCTGAAATCATACCAACAAAAAAAATCTACAAAAGATTTGAGAACCAGAATTCATTTTACAAAAACTATCAACTCTCAAAAAGAGGGGGAAGAGGACAAGGTAATAGCTGTAACTCTTGATAGTCCTTTAATTAACAAGTACAAAAATATCTATGAGGGAAATTTAGAAGTAAATGATCAAGATGTAGTAGACGAAGCTAGTTTATTGACCTATGCAAAACAATATTACAAAACTACTCTTTGTGATGTTACGGAAGAAAGCATTGAAATAGATGTTATTGGCAAACCCGATGTACCTATTAAAATATTTGATACAGTGACAATTTTTCATGAAGAATTTAATTTTGATGTTAAGAAAAAAATCACAAAATACACATTTTCTCCTATGGGAAAAAAACTGAAAACCATTGGGTTTGGAAAAATTCAACAAGGACTAGGTACTACTCTAGCTAGCATGATTGATGAAGCAGTTACTGAAAAAGTAGAAAGTAGAGTTGATGCTCTTAAAATTCAGAAAAATTTAGCTGAATTACTTAAAAAAGACAGAACAGCTATCGAAGAAAAGATGAAAAACCTCGAAGAACAGTCGAAAGCTGGAGTTGAAGTTAAGAAGGCGTTATTTGAAAAAGACGGTGCAGTTCCACCAGTTACTAGAACAAAAATATTAGACGCAGTCGAGGCTGATATTGGACGCCTTAAGACTATCATTACCGAAGCTGAATTGATTAAAGCAATTCAAGCGCACCTAAACTATGCAGAAATAAAAACAGCATTAATCGACAAAGCGTTTATTACACAAATATTGTCAGATGAAACGTTTAGGCAACAGTTTGAAGCTGGAGAGGTAACAACTCAAAATATCTTCACCAAAATGCGTGACAGCATTCAAAGCAGTATTAAGAAAGAGTTCATCACAAAAGAAGAAACAAAAAAATTAGTTAATGATCTCACCATTGGAGCTGACGGAGTGCGTCAGATAACTCAAGAAGAAACTAATAAAATTTTTGAACTTCGTAAACCCGAACTAAAAGGTAAAGACGGAAAAGTTCCTGCATTCAATCAATTAATAGGAACTAGATTTCCAAGTTTAGATGTGGTTAAGCCAGTTGGGACTACACAATTAAAACTCAACAAAAAAGACTACAACGGGCAAAATTCGATAGAGGTGTTGCCGAACGCTAGTAATGAACTTCAAGGGTTTAGCGTTAAGGCTAATATCAGAGATATAACACATGGAAGAAAATATGTAATGCGAATACCAATTTATGTTTTTTCAGACAGCGGAAACAACACGATAATTAGCTTAGGAATGCCGATAAATGGCGAATATAGCTTAATTTTTTCATTACCACTAATAGAAGTGCCTAAAGGTGAGAATAAGTGGGTTATCGTTGAAAAACAAATGCCTATTGACAGCAATGAGCAATCTTATCAGTTTACAAAAACAAACTTTGCTTTTATTTCAACGGGCAACGCTCATTTCAAAATAGCCGAACCTTATATGGCTGTTGATGATATAGCAACAAACAAATGGCTTCCCGCTATTGAAGATATGCAAAGTTACTCTCTTACAGCTTCGGCAAGAATAGAGGGAAGTTATTTAAACGAAAATCTAATGAATTGTAAGGTCTATTTGGATGTGTACAGCAACGGGGAGATAGTCCGTGTTTCAACGAACGAAACACCGTTGAAAATTGAGATTAAAAAGCTTGTAGCGAGTGGATATACCGCTTCTGGAGAAGTAACACTTGATAACAACGGTTTAGTCCAAAATATCAACATTTCCAACGGCACTAAAGACGGTCAACCAATAGAGGTCGTTTTTGAAATAACGTGTGGAGAAAACAAGACAGTAGCAAGCGCTAGGTTGAACAATACGATTGATAAGCAATTATTAACTGAAACCATAAGCAAGGTTAAGACTTTTGAAAGTACTATCGACAAGTTTGAGAGTAAGATTGGTGAGATTAACAATAAAAAATTCAAAATGGCTTATAATATCGAGAATATCTGCTCTGAAAGTGGAGTTGAAAAGAAAGGGAACGACCTTTATTTCAACGTTAAAACACCGCTTAAAAAGGACAAAGAATACTACATTTTGGCTGATTTAGAAGATGTGCCAGAAAATCAGAATACAAGACTATACAATGCAAAAGGTAATGGGGATAGTAAGATAATATCAAACAGTTTGAATATTTGGAGAGTGTCTTATGCAAGTGATCAAACGAAAGTTAATATCTATCCGCTAGGAACAAACACTAAAGTCAAGAACGTTGAAATATACGAAGTTCCAGAGTTTGAAAATTCGAAAGAAAATTTAATAAAGACTACAAATGAAAATTTCTACAATCAAGGAAATATTGCAATAGTAGCTCAAGAGACTTTGATTAAAAACGATGTTTATACCTTAGAGTTTGAAGTTGGAAATAATGTAAATGGTTCGATGTCGACCACTTTTTTTAATGGTATTACAAACCTTATTGTAAAAAAACCTCTTATAAAAGGATTAAATAAATTGACAATTAGAGGGACTGGAGTGACCAATACATTTTTAGTATCTATCCCAAGAAATCTAACTATTTCAAATGTTAAATTCTACAAAGAAAACTTTAGTGTTGGTTACAAAAACGAATATAACATCTCAGAAATGGAATCTAAAATTAATCAAACTAAAAGTGAGATTGACTTATCTGTTAAAAAAGATAAAGTAATTAATTCGATTAATTTAAGTGGTGAGGGAGTTAAGATTAACGCTGATAAAGTGGATATATCAGGAACTCTAAGCGCTTATAATGGGAAGATTGGGACTTTTTATATCGGAGATAACAAACATGCTAATTATGGAAAATGGATAACAGGTGTCAATCAATTTCAAATAGGAATGAGTGATGGAACTAACGGTGCGCAAGGAACAGCATTGTGGGTTAATTGGGGCGACAAGTGGAATGTTGAAGGTAAACAGTCTTGGTATGTGATGAACAACGGAGCAATGATTGTTAATAATCGTGCAAATATTAATGCTCTATTTGTTACTGGTGATAGTTATTTTTCAAGGAGATTGAGGGCGCAAGGTGACGGAGTTGATGTAGGTGCTTCTGATGTATTCGGAACTGTTGGTGGGGCAAACTCTACTGTTATTTGGTGGGGTCAGATTGACAGAGTTAAAAGCGCTGTTTCTGACAAGCGATTAAAAGAGAATATTCGACCATCTAAAGTTAATGCTCTTGATACGCTTAATAAAATTGAAATGGTTGAATTTAATTGGAAGAAAGACGGTAAGTTTGAAAAGTTAGGAGCTATTGCCCAACAAGTTGAAAATGTTGATGAAAATTTAGTAGTCCAGCATTTTGAGGATAAGGACACACCAACGGACTATTTAAGGATTAATTACTTCGACACTATCCCTTATCTTATCAAGGCAGTACAGGAACTATCTGAAAAAGTTGAAAATTTAGAGGAACAGTTAAAAGAAAGGAGTTCAAAAGATGGCATTTAAAGTATATTTTAAACGTGATTTAAACGGAGAAATGTTGGTGGTAATCAATGATAATAACGGCACTAATATTCAGCGTATACTTAAAGGGGAATACACCAACACCGAGGATGAAACATTAGTTAAATTAGTGTTGGAACAATTCTACCAAGAGACTTACCCTAACCGCGCGGAAAATGAGAGGTTTGCAAAAATGGACGAATTGTTCAAGGAAGCAAACAAGACGCTTGAAACAACGCGTCAAACACTAGCACAAAGTGTTATTAAAGACTTTGAATATGAAGCGTTATTTGAGGATATAAGTCGTAAATTTGAGTTTTTAGCAACGCATTTAAACGTTGAATTACCAACATCAAATGAGGAGGAGAACAAAGATGAAAAAGACGAAAAAGAAAGTACTGGAGATACTCCAAAAGCTTAAATTGTCTAGTTTAATTATTTCTCAAATTTTGAAAGGAGGTGACAATATGATGATAACATTCTTAGCGTTAAACGTAGTTGACGGATTGAACACTTTAGATGATTTTAAAAATAAAAAATTAAGACGTCTAGTGGAAAAAGAATTAATCCGTTTGGGGTATGCCGAGTTAGTAGAAAAAGCTAACGACGAACACAAGGGGGCTTAATTGCTCCCTTTTAAAATTTAAAGAAGGTGAGGACAATGATTGTGTTTGAAATAAGCCATTTCATTTCGATAGTTGCAATTGGTCTTACTGCTCTAATTGCGTTGTGGAATATTCACATTAAAAGTAATGATCAGGCAGGAAAATTAAAAGAAATGGAAATCAGGATAAAGAACAACGAGGATAAAATAAAAGAATCCAAGATTAGAATAAATAAGTTGGAAGAACGTGACGATTTAGTGGTTGAAGTAAGAACGGAGCTAAAACACGTGTCAAAGCGACTTGATGAAATAACTAAGAAATTAGGAGGAGATAAATAATGATAAACTGGAATGTAAGATTAAGAAATAAACGATTTGTATTGGGGCTTGTGAGTGCAATTATTTTGGTTGTACAAGCGGTAGCAAAAGTGTTTGGATTGCATTTTAATTTGGATAATTTCAGCAACAATATTGCAGAGGTGATTAATTCAGTGTTTGCAGTCTTAGCATTGCTAAACGTAGTTAGCGACCCTACTACAGCAGGATTTGGAGACAGTGAACAAGCGTTAACTTACAGCAAACCAAAGGAGGATAAATAATATGACAATAAACACAGAACAAGCTATTAAATGGATGAATGATAGACGAGGTGTGGTTACTTACTCAATGGCAAGCAGACTAGGACCGAATTCGTACGACTGTTCAAGTGCGATATATTTCGCATTAAGAAGCGCTGGAGCAAGCGACCACGGTTGGGCCGTTAATACTGAATATATGCACGACTGGTTGGTAAAAAATGGATATAGTCTAATCGCTGAAAATCAAGGTTGGGATGCTCAACGTGGAGATATATTTATTTGGGGGGCTAGAGGACGTTCAAATGGGGCTTTCGGGCATACGGGAATGTTCACTGACGCTGATAATATTATCCACTGTAACTACGGCTACAATGGCATTACAATAAACAATCACGATGTAATTTGGGAAGCTAACGGATGCCCTTACGTGTACGCCTACAGATACACAGGAGAAGTTCCACAAGATGATATTTCAGATGAGTTTGCACGTGAATTAGACGTAAACACAGAATTAAAAGCCTCTGATATGCCTTACTATGAGGCGGAACTGTCAGAGGACTATTACGTTGAGTCTGCTCCTGATGCTGATTCAGAAGACAAAGAGTTAATAAAAGCTGGAACAAGAGTTCGAGTTTATGAAAAACGCAACGGTTGGGCTAGAATTAACTATCCTGAATCAAATCAATGGGTAGAGGATGCTTACCTAATCAACGCTGTTGATATGTAGATTTAATAATAAAGACGCTATTACACCCCCTTTAATTAGGGGGTTATTTTTTTATAAATAAAGTATATGGACAGCGAGGATATTGCCGAGTTTGAGCAATTAATCCAGGTACGTAAGGAAAGAAAAGAAAAGGGTAGATGTTTTTTTAAAATCCTCATTAATTTTTTTGATATGTGCTAGATAATTAATTTAGTTTTGGTAACGAGTTTGTAACGATATTTAATAAATTATAAGGTTTTACAGAAAATTACACTAAGCAAAAACCTTATAAAATAGACTTTAGAAAATATTAGTTTCTTCTATATTATATAAAAAATATACTCTAGGATTAAGAAGATAATTTTTTATAAATTGGAGAGGTTTAGAAACTTCTCCAATTTCTTTAGAAAAGTATTGACATAATATAGAAATGTTGATATACTATTAAGGTACTTTCATTAAGTACTAATTAAATAATGTCTCAGTAGCTCAGCAGGATAGAGCAACGGCCTTCTAAGCCGTCGGTCAGGGGTTCGAATCCCTTCTGGGACGTCTGAAAAAGCAGGGTAGTTTATCCTGCTTTTTTTATGTGAAAAATAAACATCAAAATAAAAAAGATGAGAAATTAAACAATACTCATCTTGACTTCGATAACTTTATTCACTTCTGGTATTTTTTCTTTTATGTTTTTTTCAATAGCAAATTTCAAAGTGATATGCGAAAGTTCACAATGCGCACACTCCCCTAGAAATCTTATTTTTAAAATACCATCTTTATAATTAATAAATTCAATATTTCCACCATCAGCTATTAATTTAGGACGAATTTTTTCTAATTCTAACTTAATTTTATCCACTGTATCATAATATTTTTTATCCAAAATATAAACACCTCGCTCCACCTAATTATACTTGTAAATTTTTAAAAAATCAACATATTAAATAAATTAATAAAAAGTAAGCAAGTTACTATTATTTTCTTATAAAAACGTTTATAATAATATATAGAAAATAAAAATAAAGAGGGAAAATTCTATGACAAATACAGGAGAGCAACTAATCTTAATAACAGATATAGCTGTAGAGAAATTTCAAGAGTTGTTGTTTGATGCTGATAAACGTGATAGTTATCTGAAAATAGCTATTGCTTTAGAAGGTACTCAAATGCACTATGCTATTGATATAAAAGATGAAGTGGAAGAAGGAGATAAAGTCTATAACTTTGGAGAATTAAAAGTTCTTGTAAATGAAGAAGACGAACTGCTTCTTAAAGGTCTTGAAATTGACTATGTACAGGATGAATTTGGAAGTGAATTCACACTTCACAATCCTAACATGATAGAAATATATGATGACGAAGAAGGCGGTTGCTGCGGAAGTGGTTGCTGCTGCTAATAACAAATAATTAAAAGGAGAAAGTATACT